ACACTGGTTTCTCTGGTGCTGGTACTGATCCTGCTGGAACAGTAATGACTACAGCTGTTGGTGAAGGTGTTACACCTGCTCAAATGGCTTTCTCTATCGATAAGACTTCTGTAACTGCCGGTACTCGTGCACTTGCTGCTTCTTACTCAATGGAACTAGCTCAAGACCTTAAAGCAATCCACGGTTTGGATGCTGAGTCTGAATTGGCTACAATCCTTACTACTGAGATCCTTGCAGAAATCAACCGTGAGATGGTTAACACTATCAACACTGCTGCTAAGTCTGGTACTACTGGTGGTACTGCTGGTACAATCGACGCTACTGCAACTACTGGTGACCTAGATGGTCGTTGGAACGTTGAGCGTTTCAAAGCTCTACATCACTTGATCGAGAAAGAAGCTAATGGCATCGCTCTTGATACACGTCGTGGTAAGGGTAACTTCCTAATCTGTTCTGCTGACGTTGCATCTACTCTTGCAGCTGCTGGCATCTTGGATTATACTCCTGCTCTACAAGCTAACTTGAACGTTGACGTAACTGGCAATACCTTTGCAGGTGTTATCGGTGGTCGCATGAAGGTTTATGTTGATCCATATGCTACTGCAGACTATATGACTGTTGGCTATAAGGGTTCTAACGCTTATGATGCTGGTATCTTCTATTGCCCATACGTTCCATTAACCATGATGCGTGCGCAAGATCAGAATACTTTCCAACCTAAGATTGGATTCAAGACTCGTTACGGAATGGTTGCAAACCCATTCACTAGCTTAGCTGCTAACACTAACGTTTACTACCGTCACAACTTGATTACTAACCTGTAATCATAACTACGGTAATATAGCTCTGCAATAATAATAATTATAATGCAGAGTTTTGAGGGAGTCGAAAGACTCCCTTTTTTTATGCCTTATAAATAGTAGCATAACAAAGAGGAGATGCTCATGGCACTTACTGCAAATAAGAACTACCTATCAAGCGAATCATTTCGTCTTGTCATATCACGTACAGATTATCCTAACCTAGAATACTTTTGTAATTCTGCTATGCATCCTGATGTTAGTGTAGGTGAATCTACTACACCTAATGCTAGATTAGATCACTTTAGTCCTGGCGATAAGATGACAATGGGAACATTAACTTGTTCTATTATACTAGATGAAGATATGGAATCTTACAAAGAAGTATTTAAATGGTGTGAGAATATTGTTAACGGTAAAACAAATGATACTGCTGACTTAGCATTACAGATATTATCGTCAAAGAACAACGTACTAAATACTATTAACTACATTGATGCATTTCCAACTAATGTATCTAACCTACAGTTTACAACGAACACAAATGAATATATCACATTCGATGTTACATTTAGAATGAGATACTTTACCATATAGGATTATTATGAATTTAGATGATGTATTAAGTGAATGGAAGATTGATTCAGAAATTAACGAAATGGCACTAGACGAAGCTTCTAGGGATTCAGCCAAACTGCACTCCAAATATCTTGAGATGTTTATGTCTAGCAAGTTACATGCTAAGCGTAAGGAGCAGCAGTTACAGACACTATTAAAGCAAAAATGGTTATACTATAACGGAAAGATGACGGCTGCAGAGATTGAAGATGCTGGCTGGGTATACGATCCATTCAATGGTATGAAAGTAATGAAGGGTGACCTTAATTATTACTATGACGCAGACGAAGACATTCAAAAAGTTATTATGCAGATTGAATACAGGAAAGCATTGAGAGATACATTAAAGGAGATCATGGAAAATATTAAGTGGAGACACCAAAATATCGGTAACATGATCAAGTGGAGACAATTCGTTAGCGGAGTCTAATATGGCTGATATAACAATTAACAATAAGAATTATGTGTACATTAACGTAGACTGTGAAGGTGGCATCGCTAATGAATTAGTAGATCACTTTACATTCTTTGTACCGAACTATAAGTTTACCCCTGCATTTAAGAGTAAGATGTGGGATGGAAAGATACGTCTATTCAATTCTAGAAGTGGAGAGTTGTATGGTGGATTGTATCAATACGTTGTAGAATTTGCAACGGTACGTGGGTATTCAATTGAATGTCTTGATTCAGACTATTATGGTCGTCCTGATTCATTTGATGATATATCAATAGAAGAGTGTGTAGAGTATTCTGCTTCTCTTGATCTACGTGCAGGTGAGAATAAGATCGAAGCTCGTGATTATCAGATAGCGGCATTTCAACATGCATTAGAACGTAAGAGAGCCCTACTATTAAGTCCTACTGCTTCTGGTAAGTCATTAATCATCTATAAGTTAATCAGATGGTATATGGATAATAAGAATAAAAACATATTAATCATTGTACCTACTACTTCACTTGTAGAGCAATTAGCATCCGACTTTACAGATTACTATGGCGATTACTTTGATGTACATAAGATCTACTCTGGTAAAGAGAAAGAAAACTATAAGCAACGTGTTGTAATTACTACATGGCAATCAATCTATAAGTTGCAGGCTGGATGGTTTAAAGATTTTGGTATGGTTATCGGAGATGAGGCCCATCAGTTTAAGGCTAAGAGTTTGACGGCAATTATGACAAAGCTATATAATGCAGAGTATAGAATTGGTACGACTGGTACATTAGATGGAATGGAAACTAATGCACTAACACTACAGGGTTTATTCGGTCCTATTAAGCAAGTAACTACTACTAAGAACTTAATGGATAATGATGATATAGCTAACTTGGATATCCAAATGCTAATCATGAAGTACCCTGAAGACGAATGCAAAGCATTCGGTAAGAAGACTTACGCTGAAGAGATGGATTATATTGTAAGACATGCTAAGAGAAATAACTTTATTAAGAACTTAGCAATAGACCAGGATGGTAATACTTTGGTGCTGTTCCAGTACGTTAATAAACATGGTAAGGTATTGCATGATTTAATAACAAAAGCGGCTCATGAGAAGAGAAAGATCTTCTTTGTGTCGGGTGCTACTGGAGTAGACGATCGTGAAAGGGTCAGGGAAATCACTGAGAAGCAGAAGAATGCTATCATTGTTGCGTCATATGGGGTATTCTCTACTGGTATTAATATTAGGAATATACATAATATTATATTTTCTTCTCCCAGTAAGAGTCAAGTCAGGGTCATGCAAAGCGTCGGACGAGGACTAAGAAAGTCTGATGATGGATCTGATACGTTCCTATTTGACATTGCAGATGACTTGCATCATAAGAAGAGAAAGAACTACACACTCAACCATGGAGCAGAACGCATAAAGATGTACTCCAAGGAGAAGTTCAAGTACCAAATCTACGAAGTAAAGCTGTAGGCTTTCCATACACAATAATGTGCTAGAGCCCCCCCAAAGACACATCTTTATTATACACCCAAACGGGCTAAAGGTCAACAAAAAGATTAATTAAATTTAGCTGTTGACCTAATACCCTATTCATGGGATAATATACTATAACTTAATCATACAGAGGTTTTAACTGTGAAGAAAAATGAAAAGGAACACTACGTAAACAATAGAGACTTTTCTAATGCTGTGGTCGAACATGTAACGAGCGTCAATGAAGCAATTGCTGCTGAGTCAGACATTCCAAGAGTTACTAATTACATTGCAACATGTTTCATGAAAATATCAGAAGGCTTGTCCCATAAGTCTAATTTCATTCGATACTCTTATCGCGATGAGATGGTAATGGATGCTGTAGAGAATTGTCTTAAAGCTATTAAGAATTACAATGTAGAAGCTGCTACACGATCAGGTAAACCTAATGCATTTGCATACTTTACACAGATATCATGGTTTGCATTCCTACGACGTATTGCTAAAGAAAAGCGCCAGAATGATATTAAGTTTAAGTACATTGAAATGTCTGGGTTTGATCAATTTGTTACAGCAGATGAAAATGGTGATTATGATCCAGCATTCATTGAAGAACTACGATCAGCTCATGCTACGTATCAGAACCAAACGGATGCTACAGATAAGCAACCATACGTTAAGCACAAGATCTTGAGTCAGGGTAAGAACCTTGGTAAGTTTATGGAACCAGAGATTAATGGATTAGATGTAGACGTTGCTATTGTAGATGAAGCAGAGTAAGTCGGCTTCGTTATTAGAGGGGTCGTTGAATGTATTCAGCGGCTTTATCTTCTCGTTTGTTATCTGGGCCTTTATAGTATCACCAATGTATGGTATTGAAACTACTATGCTAGATAACCTTGGCATCACATCAGTATTCACTGCATTCTCTCTAGTACGAGGATATGCGTGGCGAAGATTATTTAATTATTATTCGAAATAACTGTTGTACTTTGATAGGAACTATGCTATAATAGCCCTATATTATATTAATGAGTAATACATATGTTAGTAGCAATTCTTAATGACACCCACTGCGGTATCAGAAACTCTTCTGATGTCTTTTTGGATTATCAAAAGGTATTCTATGAGGATGTCTTCTTTCCACATTGTATCAAGCATGATATTAAGCAAGTAATTCACTTAGGTGACTATTACGACCATCGTAAGTTTGTAAACTTCAAAGCACTAAATCACAATAGAGAAATCTTCCTAGATCCGTTAAAGGACAATGGTATGATGATGGATATCATTCCTGGTAACCACGACGTCTATTATAAAAATACTAATGAGTTGAACTCTCTGAAAGAGTTACTTGGGTATTATATCAATAACGTTAACATCATTATGAAGCCTACTGTAATGAAGTACGGCTCACTTGATATGGCATTAGTACCTTGGATCAATAGTCAGAACTATGCTGAGTACATGGCCTGGATCAAATCTTGTAAGGCAAAGGTTATTGGAGCTCACCTTGAGTTAAATAACTTTGAAATGATGAGAGGTATTCCTTCTCACTCTGGTATGAATGCAGATCTATTCTCGCACTTTGATACAGTATTATCTGGTCATTATCATACTAAATCTTCTAAAGGCAATGTACATTATCTTGGAAGTCAGATGGAGTTCTATTGGAACGATGCTGACGATCCAAAGTACTTCCACGTCCTTGATACAGAAACTCTTGAAATAACTCCTGTACTGAATCCTCATAGAATGTTTCATAAGCTAGAATGGCGTAATGGATGTGACTATGATTTGTCTCAAGTAACAGACAAGTTTGTAAAGGTAGTTGTATCAGAGAAGAGTGATCCATACCTATTCGATAAATTCATTGACGAAGTTAATACATACAATCCACATGAGCTAAAGATCGCAGAGACCTTTGATGAGTTTATGGGAGAGAATGTTGATACAACTGTAGTGTCTGTAGAAGATACATCTACTCTCTTAAATGATTATGTAGATGCAGTGGATACAGAGTTGAATAAAGATCGAATAAAGGGTATAATAAAGCTTCTATACACTGAAGCATCAAACATGGAAATCACATGATGGGACAAATACCATTAGTACTAGAACATAGTATGAGTTCTGGATACTATACTGAACAACTGACGATGGATCTACCTGATCGGAATGAATATGTTACGACTACAGCTAATGTATGGGGTAAT